TGATCTCAAAATGCGGGAAATCATCAAATCTATTATCCTTCACTTCCCATCTCCCATTCTCCTCATACATATCCCAATTACCACCCCATCTTATCTTAATCCCCATGCTACGAGCAATGCCAATAACGAACCCAGCAAAGAGGGTCTGCCTTTCCCGGTCTTCCCAATCCACAGGATAAGGGGTAACGTCAACGGCTTTAGAAGGGTTAGAATTATGCCTGCCATCAGGATACTTGACCTTAGTACGCTTCTCATCATATAGTTTATTTTGCCTTTCCTTGCTTCTGTGACCCTCTAATATGGAACAGTCAACGTGTGTTATCACCTCGTTGAACACATCCTGTAATCTTTGGTCACAAGTTAGTAATCTATCTTTTGATCGTTTTGAATATCTTGGCATGCGTGTATTTTGCTATCTTATCTTAGCAATAAAACACTAAATAGTGCAATGAATTTAAAGTCGTGCACCCGACATCCAACTGTAGGCCTTTTTCTTGAGTCGCATCACCGGGTCGTCGTTCGTTTCTGTTAGGGAATCAACAGAGACCTTAGAGCTCTTGGGTGCCCTTGCATAGTAATCCGCATAGTAGAGAGCATCCATGACATCATCGTTCCTTGGCTTGGGGTGTTCAAAGAACTCATCCACCAATTCTGTCATTTCTCTTTGGATATAAAGTTTCTTAGAATTGACAAGAGGGCCAAGACTGGTCTCCAGCCTATCTTCCTTCTTGATTCGAGCAGGCGGCTTAACTCCCTTAAATATACCCGGAAGAAGTCTTTTTTCCTTTGCGGAAAGCCGTGTAACCATATCCCGAACCATCTCCTGTGCCGCAACTGTCTCGATCGTAACACGGCGTACAGGCGAATACTTGTTCGCAAGTCTGATAATTTCCTTGGGAACGTCAAATGTAGGTACTCGCTCACGGTAATACTCCAAGACATAACGATTATTGCTGGAGTCAATGCCCATAACAAGGATGACCTGATAGTCAGAAGTCTCAGAAGCTGTTGCCGCAAGGTCAACACCCATGTAGATATTGATCGGGATTGCGTCATCACCGTCTATAAGGTAGTTAAAATTACTCTTACATTCAACCCTTCCATTATAATATTGTATTCTGTCTATCTTAAATGCGGCATTGGTCACATCTCGAGCATCATTCATGTACTCCTGAGCGAACTTATTGACCAGTCCAGCCTCAATGAACTCCCGTTTCTTATACTCCAGCTTCTCTTTAGAGAATTGTGATGCCCATAATGGGGCACCGTTCTCAATGGCCCTATAGAAGTTCACATCCCAAGGGTAAGGTCTCTTATCCTCCTTGGCCTTTTTCCAGCCATCGTAGGTCATTTGTAGGTAGGAGTCGTAGTGCACAATAGTACCCGATAACCATATCCAACCCTCATTCCCCGGAGTCTCCTCCAATGCTGGATACACGGTGGATACGATCCATTTCTTGATATCAGCACGCCTTTCTGGCGTTTTGGTGTTCAGTTCTGATTCAAAGTCATCTAAGACAATACCCGTATAACGAACATCCACTTCTGCCCTTCCTCTAAGTCTTTGTGATGTCCCCTTGGATATGACCCTATCACCCTTTGGAGTGACCAGATCCTTCTCTGTCCAGCGTTTACCTACACTACCACCATCCATATTGCCAAAGTAGTAGCGGATCATCTTGTTATTCTCAAAGTGGTAGCGGATATACTTCAGATGATCAATGGCCTGAGACTGTTCTTCCGATACCCACGCAATGAAATGCTGGTCTCCCTCCTGTGCAAAGCACAGTTTGTGCATGATAGCCGCTTTTGCCAATACGGATTTACCGTGCCCCCTAGGTATGATGTTACATATTCGTGCTCCGGGGGCAGTATCTATCATCTTTTCAGCCATTTCGTAGTGAAAGGGTGCTGATTCGGACTTCTTTAAGAAATCATTGGGTAGAAATGCTCTACCAAAGTAAATAAGGTTGGTATACGCCTTAGCTAGAACCTCATCCCTCTTTTCCACCTCCGATGGGGGAGGGGTAATGTTAAAACTCATTCAGACAGTTCTTTTTGCTTCTCTGGTAGTATTCCCTGCTCAAATGCCTTTAGCTTTTCCCTGCTAAACCCACTGAACTCCTGTATGAGAGCCACTGAGTCCACTTTCTTTTCAGTAGAAAGTAGACCAGATATCTTCATGAGGGTCTCTATGGCCCTTAATTTGTCGTTATCCTTGACCTCTGTCTTGTCAATAACATCTTTTGTGGTCTCTAGGAGGTATCGTTTAGTGATACCCACCTCTGACATTAAATTTTCTATTTCCTTGTCCACTGCTTGCCTCACTGTCTTGTTTCTAAGTAGTAATGTTGACTTCTTTTCTGCATAATCCAAACTCTTTGTAGCTGGGAACGCCTTTTGATACGCCTCTACCGGCTCCATGCCATGTGCTATGTACTTTGCAAAGTATCTTTTAGCATCTGTTAGGTATCCTGTAGTGTTTACTATATAGCTAGTCCTCTTTGTGAATCTATAGATCTCATCCTTTACCGTACCAATAAAAGGACTACTGCCCCTATGATTGAACATTCCAATGACAGTTCTGATATAGTTATTATCTCTTTTCTTTTTGTCTACAAAACAACCTTTCTTTAATATCTGAACTATTTTACCATCGTCCGCTAGGCACCAGTCGCCCTCTCCAGCTTCTTTCCAGTTAGTTATCAGGGATGTTTCAGGATGTACCTTACGAAACTCCTCTTCTGATTCGTAGGCATAGTGCTTGACCCCCTTTATGGTGCGAGTCAATGCCAAATCAGTTAGGATCCTGATCGTCCAAAAGGTTCAAGTCCAATATCTCCAACTCTGGCATGTGCTTTATGCGGTACAATAGTTCGGATAGGAGACCTATCTGTCTTGAATTGGGGTCTATAACATCAGTAAGCTGTAACTCGCAAGATATCTCACGGCAACGCTCAAGGTTATCGTATACGTTATCTATTTGCAGTTCACCCATCCTAGCTCTTTGATACAGGGTTCTGGCTCTTTCCATGTTTTAATTTAATAAAACTTGACAACCTTGTGGTATATAATATATATTTAATTAAGTTTGTTTGTTTTGTGTGGGTTTTTTATAATAGTACTATAGTATTTATAGTAAGTAGTATATATAGTAAGTAGTATGTATTATATATATATTATATATATATAGTAATATAGTATATATAGTAAGTAGTAAGTAGTATATATAGTACCCGCTTTATATTTTATAGTACCCGCCGGGTAAAACTTCCAAAAAATTCTAAAAAATAATATTAGTATGGGTGTCTCTCTTTTATATCGCCCGGGCCTCCCCCCAATCCGTTTTCAGGTTAGGATTATTAGGTTGAAAAAAGCAAATCGGTCTTAGCCAGTTACATTACACGTCGCAATTTATTTAAGAAACTTTATATATTATGGAACTTTACTGAACTCTGGAGCGTATACTAATTGTAATTAGTTTTTTGACAATTAGATATATTGGTTACTACTCGTGAACTATCCAGTTTATGCGTGGGATACTGGAAGTAGTGACCGCCTCATAATGACAAATGTACTATGAGGTAATGATTCAACTAAATTTCTTAATAACAAGCAAATGGAGTTCAACATGAATAACTTAGAAATAGCATCCAGATGGGATAACCTAACCAACCTAACCGATTCTAGTGAAGTGGTACCAGTGATCACTCAGGATAGACCAGTCATCGCAAATAAATTTGACATGGGTCTTGATCCGTTTACTGAGATTGAAAAGGTACCACTACAAACTGGTACTGGTGGAGGATCATCTGCACATTCAATACGAATGATGTTAAATGGTAATGATACAGAAGTTGGTGTAGTTGGTGAAAGATACCTTTGTGTACCTAACAGCAAGATCGCTGAAGTTGGTGAAACCATCAGGGCCAGATCTGGTATGAACTGGACTGAGTCTCAGGTGTTTTTTGATGGCAAGGTATATAGGAGGACGTTTACTTGTGATGATGGAGGCCTACAAGCTGAAGTTCCACAAGTTGGTGATCTTGTAGCCTTGGTGATGGAAGAGGTAAATAGTTATGACTCCTCAGTTAAAGCGGGGATCATATGCTATTACATGAGACTAAAATGTCTTAATGGCATGCGGTCAAAGGCCCATCAGTTTGGGTACTCATTCAGGCATTCACAAAATAACGTAGACTGGGAATCTGAGATACATCAGTCAGTCGTCCAACTTACTGGAGTCAATCCTCAGCTTATGCTAAATCAGTTTACTGAGGCTTGTGGTAAGTTACAGGAACCAATGAATTTTCAGGAATTGAAGGTAATTTCAGAAAATAACAACTATCTTGGAAAGCTACCAACTCAGCAATATGGACAGATCGTAAAAAACATGCTAGTTTCAAAGGACTATCCACAAGATGGGAACCAGTTCACAGCATGGGATCTACTTAACTCAGGAACTGAGATACTCTGGCACCAGAAAAAGATAACTCAGGGAGCTATCAAGAATAATGCTCTGGTAGTTGATGGACTTCTACAATATGGCAAAGATACATACGAAGAGCCTTTTGTAGACCCTAACCAAACTGAGATGTTTCAATCATAACCAAACAAGAGATAGGGCCCCGAAAGGGGCCTGATTCTCTATTTTTTTTATTATATATATTTTTTATTATTTTGTGCACGCAAGTAGACTGTGCACGCAAGTAGCATCCCCTATATTTATTAATATCTGTGCACGTCGGCAGTTTTTAGGGGTTTGTGCACGTATGTAGTCTAATTTATTTATATATTATGCACGCAAGTAGGTAAAAAGCCCCAGATCCTGTAAATATGGGCATATTGTGTAATATATGAGGGTTTATGTAAGTAAGTAAACATCTCCCTATTTATACTATATTATATATATTTCAAAGTAGAACACAACCCCCGTACACAACCCCCCAATAAAAAGATTAATTTATTTTATTTATTTTGGAACTTTTTTCAATGGTCGGCGTATAGTATATATAAACAAAATTAATTTAAAAAACTTTGGAACCTTTGAAACTTTAAACAGTATAATAAGAAACAAACGGAGAAAACAAATGTACACAACAGAAACAGCAACAACAAAAACAACACTTGAAAGATACAAACAGAATCTAAGAGTAGATCATAATAACGTGTGGAGTTATGATACAAAGGTCGCAGAGATTGACCACGAGAATAGAACCATAAAACCTCTTGGGTGGTGGTCTGTAACTACATCAAAGCACATAAATTACGTAGGTTCTGAGTACAACTACGAAGTACAGAAAACAAACTAAATTACAGAAATTAAAGGGGGTGTTTAAACGCATCCCCTTTGGGAGAAATTATGAAAGATACAGAAATAGCAGAGATATACAGAAAACTGGCACTTCCTACAGAAAGGGATGAGTCAGGAAAGGTAATACCTACCCAATTTTCTGAGAAGGAGACAAGTTTCATACTTTTTGAAATGATGCACAAGGCAAGGGAAGAAAACAAAAAGGGGAACGGAGGTAGAGCATTTAAAAGACATTGGAACAAGGCGAGTAAAAAAGAAAGAAAAAAGATGGAACCTTAAAGGATGAACGGAGTTAGATAAGTAATACAAATGGAGTGAATAGTATGAAAAAGCAGAGATATAAAAAGACCAACACCTTAGACGTGGGAACGATGGTACAGGGTATGATCGGGGAGAATAACGTATCTAATTTGTTTCTCAAAAATGGGTATATTGTTTCAAGGCCAGAGGTTGATCTAGGAGTTGACATGGTCGTATGTAAACCTAAAAAGTGGGGCAAGAGAACACTCATGAACAAGTGGAGATCTATCCAAGTTAAGTATCATTCTAGGGTGTCAGACACAACCTACGGAACGTCTCTAAGAGTGAAGGTAACTCCTAATCATTGCGATTATATCGCCATACCACTAGATGAGCATACGAACAGAGTTATTTTCTACCCACAGCCCAAAGAAATGAAAGGCAAGGAGTATGTGAGAGAGTTTGCTTTCTATGATTCAAGCAAGGCACAGAATAGAGGTAACTTTCAGAATCAGAACAAAAGAAGGTGGGCAAAAGATTTTTATGAATTGCCAAATTAAATTGGAACTTTTAATAAATAGTGTAGTTATATAAGTAAACAAGGGAGCAAACAATGAGCAGTAATAAATACAACGGATGGACAAATTATGAGACTTGGAACTTTAATTTGTGGATAACAAACGAAGAGTCAGATCACGAGTACGCTTTGGAAATGGCTTTTGATTCTGAACACAAGTACGAACTCAGTAAAAAGTTAGAAGAGTGGGCGTGTTTTATGGCTAGTGATGTACTTACATCATACGAGTACACACATGGGTTTATAAAAGATATGGTGAACAGTTCTATAAAGACAGTCAATTTCTATGAAGTGGCTGAACATCTGTGGGAGACACGACAAGAGGCAATAAAAGAACACGATGGGGAGGAAGAGTAATGAAATATTTTACAGACGAACTTGCAGAACAACTACAAAGAGAGGCTGATGCTAGACAAGAACATATCGAGTCTCTGTTAGCAGAAATGGAAATTCCACAAAGCACATTAGATGAAAAGATAAACTATGAACAGTACCTGTTTATAAAAAGTATATCTAACTCAGCAGTAAAGTATGGACTATTTGGATTGCTATGCCAAGACTACGAAAGAGAGATTAACTTGATTGACGATACGGCAGAAGTGACCAATACTTGTGTAGTAGACTTATTAAACCAAACAAAGGAGGAAGAGTAATGCATATGATAATAAGGAACATAGTTTATGCTAATTCTAAGAAAGAGGCAATTTCTGTGGCTAGTCACAATTTTGAGAACCTATGCGAAGGACAGAGACCATTTGACTATTACGATATGTTTGATGATGGTGGTAGTTCATATTGGGGTGACAGATGTCCTGAGATAGCCCTTTTGCGTAGCCCTGAAGGTCGTAAAATGATAGTAGATGGATGGAGTGCCACACTAAGGGATATGCGACAGCATTTAAGGGAAATAAAAAAACTTACAGAAGGCAAGAAGGTTACAGAGGTCATGCGAGATATCAGAAAGGATTGGCTTCAGTACCATTTTAAATCAGTAGGTGATTATTATGGAGAGAGTGTTTGGTTGTACGACCACGATGCAGAGGGTATCAAAGACAGAGGACATCTTGGCAAGGCACTTAATAAATGGGATGATAATACACAGTACAAAGGTATGCAAGTGTATGTAGTACCCGCAGATGTACATTATTAAGGAGGTGTATAATGGTATTAATAAAAACAAATGAATATGGACATATAAACATTGGTGATGTGTTCCCTGCTAAAAAAGGAAAAAAGGAATTTGCATTT